AAGATATGATGGTGTCGAAGAATGCTTAGGAAGAAGATTGATTGGGAGGCTATTGAAGCTGACTACCGTGTTGGTTATATATCAGTAAATCAGCTTGCAAAGAATCACGGGATAACCGAAGGAGCTATTAGGAAGAAAGCTCAAAGAGGTAATTGGCCAAGGGATTTGTCAGCGAAGATTAAAGCCGCTGCTGATAGAAAAGTGCTTATAGCTCAGAATAACAAAGTACGAAATACGGACGAAGTACGAACCATTCTGTCCGAAGACAATGAAATTGCGTTAGTAGATAGAGCGTCTACATTGCAGGCTGAGAAGATTGAAGAGCATATAAAGTCATTAGAAGAACTTCACTCAATGGCTGAAAAGTTAGGCAGTAAATTCTCAGTGATGATTGACTCTGCTGCTGATAGTAAAGATATAGCTTCTGCTACACAAACATTTAAATCATATGTTGAAACACAAGGGAGAATAATCACGCTTGATAGACAGGTGTACAACATTGAAGATAAATCTGAAAAGTCAGACACATTTGAGGATTTCCTAAGAAAGTATCGTAATGTTTGACATCATTGATGACTTTAAAGAGTTTGCGCCAAGGTTTTTGAAGGTAAAGAATAAGGCTGGCGCAATTGTTCCGTTTCAAATGAACTTGGCACAAGAATACATTTATAAGAAACTGGAATGCCAGCTTACAGAATCAGGAATGGTCCGGGCGATAATTCTGAAAGGACGGCAGCAGGGTTGTTGTTTTGCTCCTCATATGCGTGTGTTAACTGCTGATTATCGCTGGATTCCAATCGGCAGTGTTAAGGTTGGTGATGCGCTTGTTGCTTGTGATGAGAGTCCTTTTGGAGAAACCAAAGCTGGCAGAAAGCATTCGCGCAAGTTCAGAACAGCCATTGTTGAACATACTGAAACTTTTGAAAAACAACTGTATGAGGTTGTTTTTGATAACGGCGCTGTGCTGGAGGTAACAAATGATCACAGAATGTTGTGCAAAAAGAGAGGTGGTACAGATGCGCAATGGAGAGAGGTAGGAGAATTAATAATAGGTGACTCTGTAAGGGTTGCTACTAGACCGCCAACATACGAACAAACAACATATGAAGATAGGTGGATATCCAGGGTAATTAATGGTGAAGGTTCTAGCCGTACAGGTAATGGCGCAAAAAGATTAAGTATTCATCAAAGGAATACCCCAATTCTTGGGAGAATAAAATCATACTTCGATTCTATTCAGATGCCGTACAAGGAAGTAATTGACGCAAGAATTGGCGGCATCAACAAATTAGGGCGAGATCCTGTTCATAGAATAGATATTCATAGATTACCTTATTTGATTGAAATATTCTCACGTTGTAGGCCGACCAGATTTACTAATGATAGATGGCATGAAGGTCATGAACTTCCCGGTAAGGCCGCGATTGATGGCATAAAGCCGTGGGCGAAAGTTGTAAGCATTCGACCGTTATCTGTGAGTAAAGTGATTGATCTTCAAACAAGCACAAAGACTTATATCTGTGAAGGGTTGGTATCTCATAACTCGACATTCATAGAAGCACGGTTCTTTCACAAAACAATAACGAATTTCGGTAAAAAGACTTTCATTCTTACGCACGAACAAACAGCAACGTCAAATCTGTTTGAGATGACGGATCGTTATTACCAGAATCTTCCTGATCGATTGAAGCCTGAGCTATCGGCATCTAACGCAAAAGAATTAAAATTCGGCAAATTAGATAGCAGTTTTGTTGTGGCAACTGCTGGTAATAAAGGGGCAGGAAGATCGGCAACCGCTCATTTATTCCATGGCTCGGAGGCTGCATATTGGCCATCTGCAGAAGATCATCAAGCAGGTATTATGCAAACCATACCGATGGAAGCAGGTACGGAAATTGTTCTTGAGTCAACTGCGAACGGCATTGGTAATATGTTTCATCGAGTTTGGAAGCAAGGTGAGGCAAAAGAAGGTGGATGGCTATCAATCTTTGTCCCTTGGTATTGGCAGCAAGAATATCGTCACGAAGGTGTAAACCTAACTGATGAAGATTATGAGTACGGTAAGATATTCGGCTTAGATAGTCAGCAAATGCAATGGAGACGGCACAAGATCGGTGAATTGGGTGATGTGCGTTTGTTTATGCGAGAGTATCCGGCATCATCAGCCGAAGCATTCTCTGTGTCAGACGATAAATCTCTTATAAATTCCAGAGCGGTTCAGTTGGCTAGAAAGGCGGTTGCTGAACTGGATGAGTCCGCGCCGAAAATTATTGGTGTAGATCCGGCAAGGTTTGGTAAAGATAGTACATCAATGTTTATCAGGCAAGGAAGGGTTGCAGAGCGGATAGTAAAGCTACGCGGTAAGGACACAATGCAAGTCGTTGGTGAGGTTATAAAGGCTATGCAAAACTATGGTCCAGACGCGGTGTTCATCGATGTTGGCGGCATTGGTGCTGGTGTATACGACCGATTAAAAGAGATCGGAAACAAGCAAGTTTTTTCGGTCAATTTTGGTGGCGATGCATTAGACAAAAAAAAGTATGTTAATAAGCGAGCAGAAATCTGGTGTTTATTGCGCGATTGGGTGGATGCTCAACCGGCACAGATACCTGATGACGATATTCTAGAAACCGATTTATGTGGATTGCGCTACTCGTACGATAGCAATGGACGAGTAAAACTTGAATCAAAAGAAGATGCTGAGAAAAGAGGAATTAAAAGCCCTGACGATGGTGATGCATTAGCTTTAACATTTACAATGCCGATTAGGAAAAACCATCAGCAAACTTTAATCAAAGTAAATGAATACCAGCAATCAGTGCCGGGGATGGGCATGTAGTAGCTTCTTAGTATAAAAATAAATTTAACTTTCCATGAACCCCGCCTAGTGCGGGTTTTTTGTTTTATAGAGGCAGTAAATGGATAAAGCAGGTATCGACAAACTAATCAAACTATATCAATCCGCATGATGGAAGAAATTTTTGACAATCATAGTCAGGAAATTGACTCTAGTTTGATCGATATTCTGCGCGAGTTAGAGCAGAAGCGGCGCGAGCAGAGACAAATTAAGCTTGATGAACTTGGTAGAAAACTAGCCAAGACTCGCAACGAGGCAATTAATGAGCGTGCAGCATCAGGCTTCGAGCAAATCTGGCGTGAAGATGAAGAGTATTATAACGGTATCGACGATTTAAACCGTTCCTCTACTCAATATATAAAGCCACGTACTACTGGCGGCGGCTTGGTAAGCACGCATAAGAATACAAATGGTGATGCTCAATGCACCGAATTTTTAAATATCACACGACCGTTTTGCGATGCGGCTGAGGCTCGCATGTGTGACATGCTATTGCCGCAGAATGACTGGCCATTTCACATTAAACCAACGCCTGTTCCTGACTTAGATCAAGCTGCAAAGAGTGAATCACAGTTAATAGACCCGGCTACCGGTCAGCCATTTGCCGTATCAGATATTGCCAAAGCAAGAAAGCAGGAGATATCAGAAAAAGTAGAGAAGGCAGCAGATCAAATAAAAGACTGGCTTATTCAATCTGAATACAAGACAGTTAACCGTCATGTGATGGCAAATGCCGTGCAGGTGGGAACAGGCATATTGAAGGGACCATTCCCATCTAAATGCAACTTAACAAAATATGAGCAAGGCAGGCTGGTTGAGATTGAGCAAATATTTCCAGACGTCAAATGCGTAAGTCATTGGGATTTCTTCCCGGATATGAATGGAGGTGAAGAAATACAAGAATGTGATTACGTGTTTGAGCGCGATTACATGACCGCAAGACAGTTAAGAAATCTGGACGGCGTTCCAGGGTATGAATCAGATGCAATAAAAAAAGTATTGAAAGAGGGGCCTGGGCAAAGAAATATAAACAGCCATCAGCAAGCGGATACGCTTGATAATGATCGTTTTGAAGTATGGTATTACTACGGCTCGATCGATAATGGCGATCTGGAAGAGCTTGATGAAAATTATGCTTGTGAATGCGAAGATGAGCGTAAAAAATTGGATGATGGTGAAGAAGAGGAGCGAGAGCCAGTCAATGCTATCGTTGTGATGGTCAACGATACGGTGATCAAAGGAGTCAAGTCGCCGCTAGGAAATTATGGATATCCGTTCGATGTTATGGTGTGGAAGCGCGTGTCTAATCAACTGTTCGGTGCTGGTGTGGCAAGAGAGGGGCGTGCGGCACAAAAGACAGTTTTGGCTTCATTTCGCACATTGATGGAGAATATGGGCCTTGCTTCGGTGCCAATGCTTGCGTTACTGCGTTCTGCATTGATTCCGGCAGAGAATGGTAATTACTCTATACATAAAGGCAAGCGATGGTTCATCAATGAAGATGCTGGCATTAGAAATGTCAGTGAAGCCATCCAGGCAATCATTATTCCGTCGATGCAAAAAGAACTGACCGAGATGATCCAATTAGGTATGAAGATGATGGAAGATGCTACCGGCATTACTTTCTTGATGCAAGGACAGCAAGGGTCCGCGCCGGACACGGTTGGTGGTATGCAGATGATGCTACAAAATTCATCTACGGTGCTGCGCAATGTTGCGCG